GTTGTGATGCGTAGACGTATTCGCCAGTGGATGATAAGGCTATACGGAAAGGATTTGTTCTTTGGCAATATGACAAGTGAGGAAAGAAAACAGAAAAGATACGAAAGACGTAAAAGAGAACGAGAAGAAAAAGCAAGACCAGTCTGTGGTAAGGCACTTGAGGATGTGTTTGATTTTGATAAAATGTGGGACGCTGGCGAAAACTGCTGTGAAGGAGTGAACTGGAAAACCTCTACTATCAATTTCAAGTCAGTGCTTTTAACACAGACTGACTCTTTGCAAGAACGAGTTCTCAACGGTAAATATGAGTTTGGTGGGTTCAAACATTTTAAAACGATTGAACATGGTAAAGAACGTGATATTAATTCTTTAGTTATTCAAGATCGTAGTGTTCAAAAATGTTATTGTGATGAACTCATGACAGAAGCCTATTCCAGAAGTTTTATTTATGATAATAGTGCAAGTCTGCCTGACAAGGGTATGGATATGACTTTAAAAAGACTTGTTGAGTTCTTGCATCATCATTATCGTTTGTTTGGTCTGGAAGGTGGAATTTATCAATTTGATTTTCATGGATATTTTGCTTCAATACCACATGATAAAGCAAAAGAACGTTTAAAAAAGCATATCCTTGATCCTAAGTTACAAGAAATTGGTTGTCAGTTAATTGATGATTTTTTAGAATTGGGCGGCGTTGAACACGACCCGGACAATCCCCGTGGTGTTGGATTAGGCAGTCAAGTTTCTCAAAATATTGCTTTAGATTATGCCAGCCCGATTGATCATTATATCAAAGATAAACTTGGCGTTCATGGATATGCGAGATATATGGATGATGGATATGTAATAAGTGATTCTTTAGAATTTTTAAGAGGATTGCATGATACTTTAGTTGAACTTTCTAATGAAATGGAAATTGAACTAAATGAAAAGAAATGCAAAATAACTCCATTTAAAAATCACAGTTTTAAATTTCTTAAAATGCGTGTTCGCTTAGAACCTACAGGAAAAGTTGTTATCAAATTGAGCCGTAACAGCATTAAGGCAATTCGGCGCAAGTTAAAAATTTTTCGTGGATGGGTTGATGAAGGAAAAATGAGCGCAGAAGATGTGTTTACCTCTTATCAATCTTGGCGTTCACACGCTGCAAGGTGCGATAGTTATAAAACAGTACATGATATGGATTTATATTTTATAAGCCTCTTTGAACAGGAATTGGCTGAATGGGATAAGAAATTTAAATGTACTTTAGATGCAAAATGGGACTATGAGATTGGATGGTTCTATTTTACATCTCCTAAAGAGTATGAAGCCAAAATGGAAGAATTGGATCGTACACGAAATGAACGTTATATGAATGGTTTTATTCCTTTGGTTAATCGCTGGGACTATCGTATGAAAAATAGAAGCAAAAGTGCCGAAGCCTTTGATTTATTGAGGGAGATTCGTGAGACTTTTTATGATAAGGAGGATGAATAATGTATAAATTAATGTCTGGCGACAAACTGGTTGGGGTATTTCAGAAATTAGTTTTTATTCGGAAAGTTGCCGAAACTAATACGAACATTGAATGTCCTAAAGGCGAAGCAGATGCTATTGTGGCTGGTGGTATTGTATACGCCATTACTAATTCAACCGATTATCAGGATTGCGAACAAGTTGCGGTTTTTGAATTAGATAGTGAAGTAGAACGTACTGCTGAACTTGATTATATGCGAGTAATGGCAAATCTTATTTAAAGGAGGATGGAATATGACAATTTTAGAAATGGTTCAGAAATACTATCCTGCTTTGTGGTGCAAAGAACAGGTTGATGAGTTACTTACAAATTGCAAGATTACTGTTGCTGATTATTTGACTGTCTTTCCTATTAGCGAAGATAATCCTGTGACAGATGAAATGATGAATTTATTGCGGACAGCTAAATTAAATGAACTTCGTAATTATTGTAATGGTGCAATCGAGGCTGGTGTTGATGTGTCTACGTCTAATAGCGGTGATACCACTGAACATTTCTCCTTAGATAGTTATGATCAGAATAACATTACTAATATGTTCTATTCTGTAATGGCTGGCGTGGAGGAATATCCTTATCATGCAGATGGCAAAGAGTGTACCACATATAGCAAGTCCGATATTGTGGCGATTTATGTTGCCGCTCAGTCTACGATTACTTATCATACCACATATAACAATATGCTTCGTGTTTTGGTAAATCGGACAACTAATATTAACGATTTGGCTGGTATTGTTTATGGCATGGAGTTGCCAGAAGATTTGAATACTTTGATGCAAAGTAATATTACTGCTGCACAAGCACAGATTCAAAAGATTCTTGCTACCCTTTCTGGTGGTTCAACAGAGGTGCTTGATTAAAAATATAAAGGAGATTGTTTAAATGCAGATTTATAACAAATACATTGTAATAATGCGATATAAAAAACTGGCTCAATGTGGTAATGTGAATCTTCCTTATGGAACCGAATGTGTTGTTATAGATAAACACATTATTTGTGATAAGGGAATTATTTGTTATGTTGCAAGTCAAGATGCTTTTAATTACTTTTCGCAAAACGATGATGGCAATGGCCTTGAGAGAGGCCGTTTAACTCAAGCAATTATAAAACGTCTGGATCGAAAAGAACATGATCCCACATATCAAGATAGATGGGATAAAGTTTGGAGTGATCCTGTATGCCAAAAATATAAACGTTCTGATTTTGCAGACCATTGGCTTTGGAATTATGATTTTTATAATGCGCCTTTACTCGATCTCCAGTATATTGCAAAGTTGGTTGGTGTGAAATGAAAATTAAAAATGTTATTAAAATGGTAGTGTTATTGTTAATTGGTGGCACTACCTATTTTGGTATCGAGATGCTATGGCGTAGTCATAGTCATTGGACAATGGCTCTTGTGGGAGGTATTTGCTTTGTTTTAATTGGTGCAATCAATGAATACTTACCGTGGGAACTTGGTATGATTCAACAGGCGTTTACTGGAGCAAGCATTGTTACGTGTGTTGAACTGATTGCTGGCCTGATTTTGAATGTCTGGCTTAAACTTGGCATTTGGGATTATTCAAATATGCCGCTTAATTTATGGGGACAAATATGCCTTCCATTCTTTTTTGCATGGGTGGCGTTATCTGTAATAGCCATTGTAATTGATGATTACTTGCGCTATTGGTTATTTAATGAAGAGAAACCTCATTATCAGTTGATTTGAAAGGGTTGTGCTGAATTGGCACAGCCCTTTACTTATAAAAACAGAAGGGAGGCATTTCAATGGGGAGGAAAACTAATCAATGTCTTGAAACAACACCTGAAAAGATTGAGCAGATTAACCCTGAAAACATTCAGTTGTTAAATGATTTTATGACGTATCTTCGTTCAGTCGATAGGTCGGAATTAACAATTAATGTATATGAGAATGATTTGCTCATCTTCTTCTGTTGGATTGTTGATAATGCGAAGAACAAATTTTTTACTGAGGTTAATAAGAGGGACATTATGATGTTTCAAAATTATGCCTTACAGCAAGGATGTTCAGCAAGCAGAGTACGACATTTGAAAGCTGCATTATCTTCAATTTCTAATTTTATCGAAAATATTCTGGATGACGAATATCCGAATTTCCGTTCTGTTGTTCGTAAAATTGAAAATCCAGTTAATGAACCTGTTCGGGAAAAGACTATTCTAACAAAAGAGCAAGTGCAATCATGCCTTGACTATCTTGTTGAACACAAGAAATATGAACAGGCTTGCTTTCTTGCATTAGCGGCATATTCTGGTCGGCGTAAGGCTGAACTTGCACGTTTCAAGGTGTCTTACTTTGACGATGAGAATATCATCTATGGCTCTTTATATAAAACTCCAGAGAAGATTAAAACAAAAGGACGTGGGCGAAATGGCAAACAGTTGATTTGCTATGTGTTGTACAAACCATTTAAGCCATATCTTGATCTCTGGCTTGCTGATCGTCAAAAACGTGGAATTGAAAGCGAATGGCTTTTTACTGATGTTCATGATAGGACACAGCCAATTACTATTTCCCGCATGAATAGTTTCGCCAGAACTTATTCTAAGATTATGGATACAGACGTGTATCTTCACTCTCTGCGGCATTTCATGACTTCAGAATTAGCAAGAGCCAATATTCCCGATTCTGTTATTCAATCTCTCATTGGCTGGGATTCTGCTGATATGGTCAATGTTTATAAAGATATTGATGCAGATGAGGAATTTGGAAAGTATTTCAAAGACGGCGAGGTTATTGGACAGAAACAAAGTAGTTTGTCTGATCTGTAAGGAGGTGAGTTATGGCTTTAATTGGAAATAACAACCCTGAGAAAATGTTTAATTTTCTTCGTCAACAGGGATTTACTGAAGCTGGATCGGCTGCTGTCGTAGGAAATGGGTATGCAGAATCCGGCTGTTCACCTATTAATCTTCAGAATAATGGCAATAGAGAACTTGATATGACAGATGAACAGTACACCGCTGCTGTAGATAATGGTACATATACAAACTTTGTCAATGATAAATATGGCTATGGCATATTTCAATGGACATACTGGAGCCGAAAACAAAACCTTTTGAATTATGCAAAGTCTAAAGGCGTTTCGATTGGCGATTTGGAAATGCACATGAATTTTCTTATGCAAGAACTTAATGCTGGATATAAGCCTTTGCTTAATATTCTTCGTACAAGTAATTCTGTGTCTGAATGTTCTAATGCGTTTATGTTACAGTTTGAACGTCCCGCCAATCAATCAGTTGAGAATCAAAATAAACGAGTAAGTTATGGACGGGAGTTCTACAATAAATTCTGCGGAAAAGGAGGTACAACTATGGGTTATACAAATAGTCCATTGGTAGACTGTGTAAAGATGAGTCCAAATCATAGTGGTAAACGCACTCATCGAATTGACCATATTACGCCTCATTGTGTTGTTGGACAGTGTAGTGCAGAACGGATTGGTGATTGCTTTCCTGCCGGAAGAGAAGCAAGCTGCAACTACGGAATTGGATATGATGGGCGTGTGTGTTTAATTGTTGATGAGGCTAATCGTAGTTGGTGTACGTCCAGTAATGCAAATGATCAAAGAGCAATTACTATTGAATGTGCGTCTGACTCTACTCATCCATATGCGTTTAAGGACGCTTGTTATAAAAAGTTGGTGAAACTTTGCATTGATATTTGTCAGCGTAATGGTATTAAGAAAATGCTGTGGATCAACAACAAAGAGAAAGCCTTGAACTATGAACCAAAAGCTGGTGAGGGTATCTTTACAGTACATAGGTGGTATGCCAATAAGAGTTGTCCGGGTGATTGGATGTACAATCGTATGGGACAACTGTGTGATGAAGTCAATGCAGGATTAAATGGAGGCAGTTATAATCCACCAGAGCAAGGCGCTGTTGTAAATTATCAGGCCAAGGTTATTGCAGATGATGGTTTGAATTGTCGTATTCAACCTTATGTGGCAAATAATAATCTTATTATGACATATCCGGCTGGAACTATTTTGACAATCACAAAAGAGCAAAATGGTTGGGGATATACTGGCACTGGCTGGGTGTCTTTGGACTATGTTGAAAAAATTCAAAATACTGTTGAGGGGGATGATTATATGACAAGAGATCAGATTCTTAAAGAGATTGGCGATAAGTATATTACTACTTACAGTGAACTTCCTGATTGGGCGAAGCCTGATATGCGTGAATTGCTCAACAATGGCACAATCAATGGCGGTACAGATTATGCAACCGATCCTGATGACATTAATATGTTTATGTCTGATATTAAGGCCATTATTGTTGCAAAGAGGATGATGGAAAAACGCTAAGAGGTGAACCATGAGAAATTTTTCAAATGGAAAACACGCCATACAGAAACACTTTGAATGGTCAAAAATTTTAACAGCTTGGGTGCTTGTGTTAAACACATATGTTGTTTATCACGGCATCCATCTTTGCTATGTTTTGATTGAAAATGGAGGTACAGGTTATAGTTTTGGTTGGCTTGCTACTTTAATTTCTGTTGTTGTTGGTTTAGGCAATATTGTTCTTACTGCTTATATGAGTAAAAGCGGAAAAGAAGGCGTGGAAAAAATCAAGACAAATAGTTCAAATGAAAATTATCCATAAGGAGGTAATTATATGGAATATATGCAGTATATTGTTTCTATTCTTGCTGGCCTTGCAGCAGTTATTCCTTTGGTAATTAAGCTGGTGGAATATGTGCAGAAAGCTACAAAAGAAAAGAACTGGAACAAGTTAGTTTCTTTAGTCATTGATTTAATGCAGACGGCAGAATCTAAACTTGAAAAAGGTGCAGACAAAAAGGAATGGGTTTTGGCAATGGTTAAATCTTCTGCCGATACGATCAATTATGATGTAAATATGGATGAAGTTGGCGCATTGATTGATAGTCTTTGCGATATGAGCAAGGTGCTTAACATCAATTCAAAAAATGCGGAAACTAAGGCAAAATAACAATGAATACAAACATGATGACAGGAGGTGTGTAAGATGAGCCTTATGGAAATCAAGGAGTTGCTGTCTGAAAATACTGGCACACTTCTTGCTATTGTGGCTATTACTATGACATTGGTTGAAATTACGCCAATTAAAATAAATCCGTGGTCTACATTTGGGCATTGGATTGGACGTATTTTCAATGGTGATGTTTTAAAGAAATTGGATACTTTAGAAAAAGGGCAACACGAAACACGTAAGCGGTTAGATGAACATATTCGTGTAGATGATGAGCGTGATGCAAATTTGCATAGGCAACGCATTTTACGATTTAACGCTGATCTTATGAGAGGTGATAATTGTTATACTCATGAATATTTCGTAGATGTGTTGCGGGACATTGATGAATATGAGGACTTCTGTAGAAGCCATCCGGGTTATAAAAATAACCGGGCAGTAATGGCAATCGCAAATATCAAACGTGTTTATGAGCAACACGAAAAAGATGAGGATTTTCTGGTCTAATATAGTTTAGGGGGTACAGGTTTTATGCCTGTACCCCCTATTTTTTACGGATCGTAAGAAATTTGAAAACCACATCGAGTCTTTTTTCATTTGGTGTAAAACTGGTGTAAGATTCAAAATACCATGTCTGGTATCTGAATTGTCATTGTCCTAAATCGCCTTATTTTCTACTGTTTTCTACGATACTGCAACATTTTAAGCCTGTTTTAGAAAATCGTTTCTATATCCCCTGGATTTAAGAAGATATTCTTCGTTGTTCTATAACCGTCTATAAGTTTCTAAACAGCCCTATTTTGTAGGCATTTTTGCGGTTTTGGTTGAAGAAACATTTTATTTTTCTACCATGTCCTACATCGTCCTGAGAAATCAGGTTGAAATGGTGTAGGTTTTGGTGTAGATTCAACCAATCTTAATCTTGCCTTCAAGGTTGGCAAAACACTTTTTCTTCTGCTCCATAGTGGCTTCGTTGTATACATCCATCGTAGTAGAAATATTGGCGTGACCCATGATTTCTTGAATGATCTTCAGATTAGTTTCATTTTCGCAAATGCGTGTGCAGAATGTATGACGTAAATTGTGGACTGAAAAGTGCGGGAGTAAAATAGGCTCTCGCCTTTCTTTTTTCGCCCGGTCAACTTCCATAGTGTTATAGGCATTGATGATCCGCTTGAGAGTTTGATTGATACTGGTAGGATGATGGATAGTTCCCCTGTTACCAACAAAAACAAAGCCAGAATAACCGTCAATTTCCTGCTGACTGAATCCTGTCTGCATCTGTCTAAGACGTTCATCCAGCAAGGCACGTTTCACTTCCTTGAACATAGGAATGTCTCTTGTGCCAGCATCAGTTTTGGGAGTAGATATATAGAACCTACGTCCTTTACCTTTTTCGACTTCGGTATAAGAAACACTATGATTGATAGAAATGATGTTCTCTTGAAAGTCACAGTCCTCCCACCGTAAGCCAATAGCCTCACCTATACGACAACCAGTTCCAAGTAAAAATGTGATCAAGCCAAGCCATTTGTGATACACGGATGAATTACGAAGGAAATCGACAAATGCTTCTTGCTGCTGTTCTGTCAATGCGTGGCGTTTATCCTGTCCCCATCCATTCTGCTTTTTGAGTTCCGCATAGACTTGATAAGCTGGATTAGACCTGATATACCCATCACGTACTGCCAGAGTAAAGATAGGATGTAAAATGGTATTGACAGCATGGATCGTGTTAGGTTTCATTTCCTTATCAAAATACAAAGAAAGATAGAACTGTTTAATATCACTGTACTTGATTGAACCGATTGGACAAAAACCAAGTTCATTTCTGATCCAGTTGTCATAAGTGTTTGCATAGGTAAATCGTGTAGAGGGTTTCAATTCTTTCTTCATGCTCATGTACTTTTCATAGAAGTCATTAAGCGTTTTCTTGTTTGCTACAAAACTTTGAATCCCATCATCCGTATCACGTGTAAGCTGTTTTTCAATCTCTCGCAAGGGTTCACAAGCCCGTTTGTGTGGCGGTAATTTATCAGTTTCTACAAGCCGCCAACTATAAATTGTACGTCTAACACCTCCTGCATCGTTAAAGCGGTACATATACATTCCGTCAGATCGTTGAGTTTCACCGTTCCTTAAAACTCTGCCTTTTGAATCACGCCGTTTTGTTTCAGTTCTTTTTTCGGACATTGCACACTCCTTTCTTATCCGAAAAAGACCCTGATGTGGTTGCTTTAATTATACCACATCGAGAGTCTTGATTCAAGGCAAATTACAAGATATTTAACTTATCAATGTAGTTTTCAAATTTCTTACGTTTAATTTGCGCTCTCGTTCCATTCCACAAAATGAAATCTGCGTCTTTGTTTTCAGAAACGATTTTGTATAATTTGTCTCTGCCAATTCTGAAATAAGCTGCCGCTTCATCAATCGACAAAGTGTATTTCTCCCAAAATGGGATTTGACGTGATAATGCTACTGCTTCATCTATAAATCAATCACCTCTTTACAATCTATTCCTATCATCAATCACGTTTTGGTAAATCCACCTTTATTCCCAAGTTCACGTTCAGATTGCAACCAAATATGATCACTTATATATCTTTCAGTATAAGTTTCAGGAGGAACAGGTTTTCTTAACCACCATGTTGCATTGATATTAACTTTGTTATATTTTTTCAACATTCGCTTTAATTCAAGTTCTTTAAATTTGTAAGCAAAACATATTGCGCCAGTCCAAAGTAGACCAATAATATTATCAACAATTCTTGGCTGAATTTCACCATAGATTAGCAATTCAAGTATTTGCCAAGAAACATATATACAACCTTCAATACAAATAAGCCATATGTAAAACTTGTGATTCATTTTCATTGTGACTATCTCCTTTTATTTCGATAGTTAGAGTATCGTTCAGCAAATCCTTTCTCAAACTGTCTAATCTGACCATCGAATAGAAAGCACCTATACCACGGCAACTCATCTTCTTCGTGATCTGAAAAATCGTAATCATACACTCCATCAGTCCACATAAAATGGCACATTTGAAATTTACCATTATGAAATCTTGGCTTGCAGAAATATATTTTTATATTGGAGCCGCCAAAGAGTTTTGCTTTAGCGGCCTCAATGAAGCAGTTTGATTTATAGGTGTCTGTTATGTACTGAAAATTGTTCATACCGATGTTGAACCCATCCCACCAGTTCGGATAGCAGTAGCATCATCATTGTCTGTAACGTCATATCCTATAATAATGCCTTGTGCAAAAGCATCTCCAACATTGACTTCAAGTGTCTTGCCTGTCTTGCTGTCGTTCGTGATCTTAATGAAAATATGTCCTTCATTACTTTCATTGTTATAGTAGTCACCGTCAACGACACCAACAGTATTATCGAGTTGCATCCGATATTTAAACCCATAGCTGCTACGGGGATAGAGCATGAGAACTCTGCCGTGGCTTAATTGAGCCTTGACAAATGTAGGAACTTTAATAGTCTGTCCCGGCTTTAGCTTAAAAGAGATGGGAGAAAAGAAATCGTACCCAGCACTCTGCACTGTGGCTCTATGTGGAAGTTTAATATTCTCATAAGGTGTAACACAAATTACACCGTTTTTGGCACTACAATCGCTTGCCAATACCTTGCCATATTCTGTTTCAGATACACGTTCAAACTTATTCATATAGCCCTCCAAATGTGATATTTCTCATATGCTCTAAGAATGTGCTGCATGAGTATTGCTCTTGTCAAAAGGCCAACACCGCCCGGAACAGGAGTTATCAAGATATTCTTTGTGTTAGTTTTATCAATAGATATATCTCCGCACAATCTATCTTCAGTACGGTTAATACCTACATCAATAATTATCGCTCCTTTTTTGAAAAGACTACTGCTTATAAAATCTGGTTTACCAACTGCGCTTACAAAAATGTCTGCTTTCTTAGCAAGTTCCTCAAGTTGCTTGCGATCCGTAAAGGAGTGGCATAAACATACTGTAGCATTTGCATCTGTCATAAGACGTGCCATAGGTTTACCAACAATATCGCTTCTACCAGCAATGACACACAATGCACCTTCAGTAGATACACCAATTTCATTAAGCATTTGCATGATACCGTCAGGTGTACAAGGGGCGAAAGGAGAATCAGTTAAGAACCCGTCTACATCTTTATCAGGATTCATATGATCTTTAAAATCATCCATCGTCAGGCCAAAGGGTAAAGGCAACTGGAGAATAACACCGTCCACTTCCATGCTGTATTTCAGTTCTTCAAGTTTCATACTAACTTCATGATAGACCTGTTCACGTGTTATAGCTGGAATATGAACGTGTACACATTCAAACCCAACCTCTTGAGCATCCTTAATCTTGCCTTTTATATAGGCAGTTGATGCAGGATCATCACCAACTTGAAGTACATAAAATTTAGCTTTTATACCATGTGCTTTAATCTCATCTTTCCATTTCTGAGCAATAGACTTACAATCAATATACTCCATTCAGTCCTCCGAAGTTGTATTTATTGTTATATGCCATAACTTCTACCGGGGCATTTAAGCCTCTCCATAATGTCTGCAATAAGAACCTTATACCCATCAAGACTACCATCATAGTGACGGCAAACGATACCATGCTTATTCAGAAACGCAAACAGATCAGCCGCCAACTGGTCGCTCTCGCTTTCTGTCTGGAAGCGTCCAACAGGATTGTAAGGTTTAACACGGTTGACAAACACATTCATTGAGTCATAAGAGTTAAACACCTTAGTACAAAGGGTATCAAACTCATCACCAAGCACAGGATCGTTAGCATAGAAAGGTGACAGAATGATGGGGGAGTCAGTCACTACAACATCAACCTTATCCTGAAGGCGACTGATACGGAAATACTGTTTACCAAAGATATAGGCTTGATTCTGGAACACGGCCTTGCTCTCTTCCCAAACTTTATCCTTGGCAAATTCCGTAACCAGTTCTGCATTAATACCAGCCATCTTGAGTTGCGAGAAGATATACGCTGCACCAGTAGACTTTCCTGCTCCGGGCGCACCAAAAAGATTTACAACAAGCATTAGTTACCCCTCCCTAATTTTTACTTTTGGATTGTCTGTCATAGAATAATTTGCAATTACATCTTCTACATCATGACGAATATCCTCAACCAGTTCACTTTCTTCTGGATCAAGGTCATCTGTTTCAAATTGGACTTCAAGAATATATTTCAAGCATTGCCTCCATTCATGTCATTCCATAAAACTGTTTGATTGGCTTTTAAAGATTTTTGCACATCAATAATTCTTTGATTGCTTGAACCTATAAATTGCAATGTAATATCTCTTTTGTCAATTTTAAATTCGCCATCGACAATTACATTGCATAGCTGAACAATTTTTTGAATTAAACGTTCGTTGTCCGTTGTAGGAACATTAAAAGCAAAATCTTCAAAATTGTAACCCGTATATAACCAAATCTTTTTATATGGAAAAACAGATTTGAATTTGAGAATTACATTAAAAGTTAATTCAGGATTTGCTAATGGATCACCACCTGAAAGTGTTAATCTGCTGGCATATGGAACATCATAGTAGTATTGAATTAGTTGATCTAATACTGAATCAGTGAATTTCATGCCACCATCCTTACTCCACGTTTGGGGATTTTGGCACTCTGGACATTGGTGGGGACAGCCTTGAGTAAAAAATACTGCCCCCAAGCCAATACCATTTGCTACATCGTCATATTCAATACCAGCGTATCTTAAATTAAGATTCATCTGATCCGTCATGATTAATTTGTGGAGTATATTTGCTGTGCTGCTCACGTTCAAGCACTTCACGCTGTTTGCCATCATTGAAATTACGATAGTCTGTCGTAAGATACCCTGTCACACGGCGAAGCTGCTGAATGTTTTCGCTGCCACACTGAGGACACCTATCATTGAACTCACCCTGATAGCCACAATTCAAACAACTATCAATAGGGAAGTTAAAGGCCAGATACGGAATATCAAGAACCTTGAACGCATAATCAATAATATCCTCAACGGCTTTTGTATTCTTTACGAATGTACTATCCAATTCAACATAAGTAATGCAACCGCCAGTAGGATACTTGCAGAACGGAGCCTCACATTCTAACTTCTGCTGGATAGACACCTTCTCCCAAACAGGAACATGATGAGAATTTGTCAGGTATTCGTGTGATGTAACATCTTCAATAACGCCATACTGATCACGGAGTCCCATCAATGCTGTGCGGCAAAGACCCTCGGCAGGAGTAGCATAACAAGAGAAGTTCAGATTATTGCGCTCCGATGCTTCAGCAGCGTATTCATTGATACGCTTGACAACAGATAAGGCAAAAGCATGAACGTCTGCGTCATGAACATGATTCTTACCAAAAAGTGCTTGACACATTTCAGCAATACCAATATATCCAATCGCCAGTGTATTGTGTTTCAGCGCATTAAACACGTCCTTTTCACAATTCCTTGCATCCTGAATTGTATTGTTCTGATACATAAACGGCGCAGACTTAGGAGATTGCCGTATCATGATTTCAAAACGCTCCAAAAGTCCACGCTCTGTCAGCTTTAAGGTTTCTTCAAAAGCCTTCCAGAATCCATCCAAATCAGGCTTATCACGCTTGCCAAGACAGATGCCAAACTCAATACCCAATTTAGGAAGAATGATTGTGTTAGGAACGTTATTACCACGTCCCTGACGAATATAACCAAGACCATGACGGTCATACCCAATCAATGTGCGGCAACCCATCGTAGCAAAGTATGTATCAGGATTATTCTCATCCTCATGAGCCTGTGACCAGTCGCAGTTACACCAGTTAGGATAAATACGCTTACTCATAGATTTAAGAGCAAGCTGTTTGAGATCATAGTTTGGATCGCCAACATTAGCATTAGTTCCTTGCTTATACTGGAAAATACTAATGGGGAAGATACTTGTAAGGTGATGCCGTCCAATGCCGTCAATGCTGGCCTCCATGATCCACTTAGTTACCAACCGTCCCTCAAAACTGGTATCACGTCCAAGGTTGATGCTTGTAAAAGGAACCTGTGAACCCTGTCGAGATTCAAGTGTATTCAGATTATGATAAAGTCCTTGTGCTGCTTGTTTGCCCTCACGCTCCAACATATCCATAGCATACTGATAAACAGTTTCATTGAATGACTTCTTGAAATATGGATCATCAATAGACCGCTTACTGTTCTTCCACTGATCTAAAATCCAGTCTGCATCTTCTCTGCTATAATGATCCAAGTACACAATACCATCTGCAAAATGTTTATAAAAACTAAGTTTTACGAACGGTGCAAGATCAAGGTCGGTATGAATACTACCAACACCGCCAAACTGTACTTGACTTTGACATTGGAACGCCACAGCATACAACTGACAAGCTGTGCTAAAAGAGGAAGGCGGTCTTACATCACCATTGCGTGTCCTAAAACCATAAGTAAAAATCTCTTGGAAATTCAGATTAAGACAGTTATGAATACCATAGATTGCCTTTTCAAGATCATGCTGATATACCAACATTTCCTTATGAGCATTGGCAACATCTTGAGACAGGCCATCAAAATCCAATGCAATCATCTTGCCAATATCAGCCGAAGCCTCTTTTTCACGTCCAGAGAATGAGGACTCATCAACATTCGCATTAGAGTGAAAATTGACTTTTGAATCAGCACGTACCATAATTTTCTTGACAAGATTGCTATTCCTATCACGGATTTTAGTTCTTTCATTTCGATACAAGATATATGCCTTTGCAATGTCTTTGCGATAACTAAGCATAAGTTGAATTTCAACCATATCTTGAATCTGCTCAACTGTCAAATTAATACCTTTATTTTTTGACTCAATACGATCAGCAATATCATATGCAAGTTGCTTTGTATCATCTGCCAAAGAGCCATCAACCTCTACAATCGCTTTGCAAATTGCATCACTAATTTTTGTTTTGTCAAACTCAACTTCTCTGCCATCACGCTTTATTACAGTCATTGAACCACCTCTTCATTCTAATTTTTCAGTTCAATCAGATACCGAATAGTACACTGATCTTCTTTATATACTATAATTTCATCGTTACGAAGCATACTTCCTTCGTGTGCGTGTAAACAATTTGCTCCTTTACAAACACGTTGCAGTTCATCGTAATTGAAATTATAATATTTACTATCAAATGAATGTACATCATAAGGCTTGCCATATGCTACATCCATAAGAGCCATAAAGCCTGAATTGGAATTTCCTTTCGCCCAATAGCTACCTGAAAGGCTCGTATAACCTAAAGACTTTCTTGCTTTAGGAGCGTAGTAAATTCCATAGCCAAACATCTTGCCAGTAATAACAGCATTGGTAGGTTTTAAGACTAAGCCGCTATTAATAATTGACCACCAATTCTCATTGCGACTCCCATGAAAGAGTAATTTAGTATTCTTGATATTGTTGTCTTTAATGAACTGATCATATCGTTTCTGTGTTCTAAGATTTTTGACTTTCCATGCACGATAAAATTTATCAGAACAAGAACCTAAAGCAGTTTTAATAATTGCAATATCCTTGTTGTCACATTCATCAAATTCAAGACCAAGTTGTTCAAGAATGGTACAATCTTGCTTTTTGACTTCTTCAGGAGTTTCATCAATAACTTGATGTTGAACAACCTGACCACTCATAACATCAAGCAAGTTCTGTTCTTTATCAATGATACTTGCAAAATCATTTTCAGATATTGCGAGAAACGATTTTACATTACTCATTTTACGTGGAATTGTGGTAAACAACTTTAATAGAATATCGTTAAACTTAGTAACATCTTTCACATCAAGCAAACTTGTTAGAATATTTTGTGCTTCATCGACCATTGCTTGTGTAACTTTATTCGATGAGATAGTATAGTTATCACTAATGGCTTTTCGTGCCATGTTTTGTAGACGTTCTACAATCTCAGCAATAGACCTATTCTCAATTTCCTTATACTTGTTATTTTGCTTTGACTTTTCTACTTGCATTAAATCTTCTGCTAAATCGGTCTGATCAACGTATCCTTTTTTAATTTTCTCTTTGTACTTTGACTCCCATTGACTCATAGGATAAGTTCTGCGCTGCGGATTGCTGCCTACTCTACCGTATTCAGCAATCCATGTATCACCATTAGGAATTTGACGATAATACTTATTATTGTTTGCAGACGCAGTAACCATGACTAAATATCGGGGTTTATACTCTGTCATGGCAATTCCTCTTTACAGACTACAAATCAAGATTTCAATATCAGAGTCATCAAACACATCCTGAATGATTTCTTTGACTTTCTCCCAATCCAGCCTGTCAAGGCCAGAACCGATCTTAGGCATTGCCAACTTAGTAATATTTAGATTTTCACATTGATCCCTCATATCAATGATGGTATCAAGCAATGTATCATAATCAGGACGATGATAATGTCTTGGCTTAGTAACAAGATTAAATACATTGTCCACTAAGAGAGCCTTGCCTACATATCCATACTTTTCATTTGCTTCAAAAGGATAGTCCCTAAACAACTTAAAGCGCATATTATAAACTTCATCGAACTGTTTTGCAATTCCGGCACCAAGAGAGAAGTCACCAGAGATACAATGAGCAAGGTAATAACCCTGTGGGACAGCAAACAAATCTCCTGTCATTTCCATATAATTCATAATGTTCCTCCCAATTTGTTAAAGTAGAATTTTGCTGATTTCATCCCATCCATGAACTCGAATAAGACCATTTTCTTCAGCATTAAAGTTTTTGTTATGAGGTTGACTCATTAAAATTCCTTTATAAACACCGCCATCAAAGTTGTGTACCCCATCATCAATCAACCAGTCACCATACACTAATTGCTTTCTTTCTGTAATAATGAATTGCGACCATTTGAGAAACGGATACATTTCAAGTATTCTTTCAATCTTTGTATCACAAGTTTGATAGTTGGTTGCTGTGATGATATACAATTCATCTCGCTTGTTAATTTCTTTAAGAACCTTATAACAGCCATCAATAGGATTGATTTCTTTCCAAAAATTTTTATTGAAAATCGGATCATAAACCTGTTCTTTTGTCAGTGATGGAAAGAATAGACTTACATTCCAATCAACAATCTCACTACTATGTACAGTAGTTCCATACATTCTATTGAGATATGTTACCCATGTCTGACACAGATTCTCAATAGTATCATCTGCATCACACAGAATGATTCTCTTATCCCGCATTTAGACCTCCGATAGTCTTTAAAATTTCCGGGACTTTATTTCTTAGGTCTTGCAGACCGCCATCATTAACTACGTAACAATCAAACTTATAATCATCAAGAGCAGTTTCGGAAGGATGTGATAACTGCTGCGGTGTCAGGCCAGAGTCGTAGTTTGGACGGTAGATACGTACAAGACTTGAATCAAAGTTCCCATTGAAACACTCTACCTCATTAACAAACCTTGTATCAGGAATAAGAACATAGTCCCATTCATGGCTAAACATCGTCAGAATGTCTTTGATAAAGTTCGCCCAAAAATCTTCATTCTGTTTACGAACAATATCTGTACCTACATACTGTAAAAGAGTTCTGCCAGCCTCGTCTTTATTACCATCCCAATCAAAGAATTTCTCACAGACGTACTTAACCAAATCGCCATAATGTGCAATCAGCACACGATAACCCTCATCTTCAAGATAATCTTTAAACATTCCTGCAAGAGTATCCTTGCCATGTCGAGCCTTCCCGGAAATCAAAATTACTTTCATTTCATGCCCCCTTACAATTTTTACTTAGGCAATACATTAATTTGCTTTCAAAATCCATTCGTTCTTGATATGCTCTTTCTGGAGTGTCAAATAGTCCAAGATTAAATTGCTTTCTATCAATTTTAATGTACGCCTTGTATTTACCACTTCTCACATCAAACGAAACACCTTTATATCCAGTCAAAGAGTTTCTTGGAGGATTTCTGTTCAAAGAATTGATTTGACTATCAGCAATCCTCATGTTTGAACGGCGACAATCAAGTTTGTTTCTATTGATATGATCAATTACTGTTTCTTTTGTTGTTTGAGTAATGTGTTTATGTAATAAAACATCTTTGCCTGTTGATGGATTTTTGCCTCTGGCATAGCCATATTCTGTCTTTCTCCAAAAGATTTTTTCTGCTATCTCTTTATCACTTTTGGAAATAAGAGCGTAGTCACATACCCTATTGGTGCGGGGATAATACAATTCAATTTTGTAGTAATCCCCACACTCAATATATCTGTTACTCCGTCTTGGCATCTGTCACATACTTTTTGTACAGATCATCAAAGACAACAGGAATCATCGTCTTAAACGCTTTCAGGAGCATAATGGCAATCTCTCTCATCTGCGGATGTGCTGCGGGAGAACAACGTAAGTCAAAGAAATGCCTCCACTCCCTGATATTCATAGTGATGCAAATTTCGGTCTTGGTAGAGTTGTTGAGAACGCTTCGAGCAATTTGAGGTGTAGCACCAAGCGAAATCATTTTGTTGTAATGCTTCTCTGCATCTAAACAAGCATCTACCCACTCATCATAGATTTGAGACTGAATGGCAACATCCAACTTGCTAACCTTTGGATCGAGTTCCATGCCGCCCCGAATGTCGATGTATGTAATCTCATTACCGAATTTATCCTTGGCATAATTACAATACCGTGTAGACTCTTGAGCATAACTGGCAATACGGTGACGTACTTCTTCATGGGAAACGCCTCGATCATTTGTCAGCCGAACAGTAATGTTGTAGTGTTCAATTACAGCCTCATGTCCACGATTGATAATGCCCTGTACAAAATTAACACAAGAATCATCAGTGATTTTATCTTCACTCTTATAGCAAGTGCGGCCTACTGCCTCAATGGTTTTCAAAATTTCAATACCATCAATAGGTGTAAGAATTTCAAATGCCGGGGAAACAACTTTCATAAATCAGCCTCCTATATTGTTGTATTTGTTGTTATTAGGATTCATTGTCAGCCTGATAGTCGGCAAAACAATACTCGCAAAGATACCCTCTCTTGCCATGATCGTTAATCTTTCGCATGGTTCCGTGAGAACTCCCACACTCCATACAACTGATCTTAACAACCTTCTTTGGCTCATCCATCTGCTCAGAGTTTTTACGCTTGGGATAATTATTGCGTTTCATTGTTGTTAGTTTCCTTTCTGTTTTTCATAAGATTTTGTAGAATAACAAAAATAATGATCTCCAATCTTTTCATAAAGCAAATCATTATATTGTTTCGTTGAAAAGAACAGCACATTTGTATTCAAAACTGGATAAATCTCAGATAAAACTTCATCAACTACGTCATATTGAATTTGAGTTGGAATAGTTGTTTCAATGTATTTTGCAGGAGAAAACTGATTCTTTTGATATATTACATCGTCAATCGTGTTAGGAAATTCATCACTCAATACTCTATTCAATACAACTTCTACAACCGCCTTTTGACCAAGATAAGATTGTCCTCTGGCTTCCAGATATACAAGTCGTGCAAGCGTTTCACGTTCGTTCTCTGTAATATGATTTGCTATTGTGGTATAGAAAGGCTTTATTACAGGAATAGTTGAATCAATATAAACTAATTGACATTTCTCACTTGATTGAATTGGTTGCACTTCTTTGGCCTTGTTTTCTTGAACCGTTGTCAGACCCACCACAATAATGCCGAATATTAAAACTAAAAATGCGATTGTAATTGTTAAAACTTTTTTCATGTATCTCCTTTGTTCTCATAAGGTATTCCTAAGTAATCCATTACTTCACGATAACCAAGACCACCTTCCTCACGACTTTTCATCACAAACTTATAAGTGTTTGGCTCAATATCAGCTAAACGCTGAATACGATTTGGCTCTTTCTCTAAATGACAACCAAACAAGCACAATTTACATCCTGTATTATGTTCTTTAGTAAACTCGAATTTACCATTTTCAAGTTGAACTATCTCGCCATATGGAGGTGCAATAGGAATATTAAAATCATGTAGGTATCTTAATATATCCTGTCGAGTCCAAAATCCCATAGGAGTTGACTTACCGTGACCATCTTTAAAAGCATTACAGCCTGTTTTTAAGTAAGCATCTCGCCGCATTTGACTATCTTCGGCTAAAGTTCCATAAATAGGATTAGCTTTTACTTCCTTTTGAACAAGTTTAATCGGTTGCTTTTTAAGAATATCACAACAATGTTCACTGATTGGAAATGGCGCATTGATTAAAAATCTCCATTTCTTTGGAATTGACCATGTTTTTGAGATGTTGTTATCTCTGGTATATCCAGAAAGTCTTAATACGATAGTCGCAGGACAGTTAATAGAGCGCAAATAGTTTGCTGTTTCAATTCCCTGATCAAGATACGGTTCAATATCGTCCTCATATTTCAAACCTCTCTCATCAAGAAAATTCTTTACGTCACGGATCATTCGAGCAACTTTCTTGCTTGCCACTGGATACCCTTCAGTTTTTACAACATCAAAGAAAGTAATCTTGCTTCGTACAATGTGTAAATCAATTTTTATATCATATTTGTTTTCAATATATTCGCAAAAGAATTTAACGTGTTTTGGCATAGACGCAAATTCGTTGCTTGTATTTGCATAAATAACAAGCAAGGGTTTATTACCATGCTGTTTACGATGCAATGACCAAAACTTTGCAAACATATCTAACAAAACTGAACTATCTGCCCCCCCGAAAATGAGAGGGAAACATTATATTTAGTCTTTTGACAAAACTCAAGGAACTTTGCAGTTGTTACTTGCAGCTTTGTATTAAAAGGACGTGATTGCATTTTAATCAAGTCCTCATTGGTATAAGTGTATTCTCCCATTAAATTTTTCACCTTTCATGTTTACAAATTAAAAGAAGTGTGCTATAATTCAAATGCCATATTTTGAGATAAGGAGTGATCTATAATGGCAGAAGCCGAAAACAAACAGCGCAAGTTAGTTCGCCGCCCAGCAGAAGAACGTATTGCCGAGATTGACAAAAAGATTGCTGGACATAAGGACGCTATTCAAAAATTAGAGGCAAAGAAAAATGCAATCCTTAATCCAAAGCCACGTGCTTCTAAAGCCGCTGGCCTGAAAGCTCTTATTTCAAAGGCAAAAGATGCTGGAATGAGCAATGAGGAAATTGCTCAGAAATTAGGGATTTCCCTTGACGAGCCTGAATCAACACCCGTTGCTGATACGGAGAAAAAGAAATAATTTACTTGATGAGGACGTGTGTTTTGGCGCACGTCCTCGCCTTTATTTCATCATTCTTGATTTAATCCTCTGATCTTTATGTAAATCCCTGAGTAATTTATCTCTATATGCTTCGATTTTTTCATAGCAAGACTTGCAGCATACAATATATTCGTCTTTAACAGTGTTTGGGGTACGCTGCTTGGTGCTGAATTGAAACCAACGTCCACATATAGGGCAATATCCTAAGAGCCGATGTAAAATTTTCAACTAATCATCTCCATGAATTTTTGTTCAGTCAAAACCATTACGCCGAGTTGCTGCGCTTTTGCCATTTTTGATCCAGCTTTCTCACCAGCAATAAGATAATCTGTTTTCTTAGAAACTGAACCAGCAACTTTTGCTCCAAGTTCCTCTAACTTTTTAGTAATACCATCTCTGGTGAAGTTATGTAGTGTGCCAGTTGCAACAACAATTTTGTCTTTGAATGGATTACTTTTGACAACTGTAATCTCAGGCTTTGAAATCGTAATGTAGTCAAGAAGTTTTGCAAACAGAGCAACATTCAAAGAGTCCTCGAACCATTCTTTGATACTATTGGACATTACTTCTCCAAAATCATCAAGTACAGTCCAATCGAAATCATTTCCTACTAAATCTTCAAACCTTGCAATATCATATTCACAATACTTTGCAATGGCCTTAGATGCTGTCTTACCAACATTAGGAATACCCAAAGAAACAAGGAACTTATCAAATGAAACATTTCTTGATGCTTGAATAGCATCCCACAATTTTTCATAGGAACGTGTACCAAAGCCATCCATTCGGACAATCTCATTTTTATACTGATCAAGACGATACAAGTCTGAAAAATCATTTAGCCATCCATTTGAGATAAAACGCTCCAGCGTTGCTTCAGACAGTCCATCAATATTCATAGCTGGTTTACTTACAAAGTGTTCAAATGCACCTAATTTCTTTCCAGCACAATGAGGATTCTTACAATACAATGTTTCTGTATTGTTTACCTTTTCAACGACAAGGCCATATCCACATACAGGGCAAACATGAGGATATTCCACACAAATATTGTCTGTTCTGCTTTCAGCAGAGAGATTTTTTAATATCTGAGGAATAATCATATTGGCTTTATAAACCCTGATGCTATCTCCAACACGCAGATCAAAGTCCTTGATGTAACTCAAATTATGTACGCTGGCTCTTGTTACTACTGTCCCATCCAGATCAACAGGATCAAAAATTGCTACAGGAGTAAGTTGCCCCGTTCTACCAAGCGACCATTCAATATCCCGCAACACTGTATCTGCGGTTTCATCTTCAAATTTAAAGGCAATACCGTCATTGTTATGATGAGAAGTACCGCCTTTCTGTTTTGAGTAAGAGATACTATCATATTTCATAACAAGGCCATCAATGGGAATACCTTTATTTTTTGCGCTGGCCTTTAATGACTCAATCATCTCTGAAAGATTATTTTGATGAACTTCTAATGTAAAAGGAAGAAAATCAGGTGCTTCAAATCCTATATTTACACAATAATTCATTTTTGCTTCTCTGGAGTCGCTAATGGGAATTACATCATCCAGTCCTTCGAGTACATCCCAAAGCATCCAAGCAATATTACGCTCTGCACAAATACCGCTATCAAGCTGCCTAACCGATCCTGCCGCCAAATTACGGGCATTTGCATATGGTTTTTCACCAGCAGGAAGATTGTCGTTGATTGCCTTAAAATCGCTTTCATGAATGATAGCTTCACCAACAACCCTAAGAAATCCCCTATATGGAATATTTAAAGGAATGTTTTTGAATGTTTTCGCATTATGAGTAATATCTTCTCCAACATACCCATCACCACGGGTTGAAGCCTGAATTAACTCACCGCCATCATAAATCAACTCTACTGTTAGGCCATCATACTTGAACATCAACAGGCATGGATTTTCTTTTGCGAATTTATTTAGTTCATTTTCGTCTTTAGTTTTGTCAAGCGAGAGCAAAGGAATATCGTGTTGTACCTTTGCCAACTTGCTCTTGACTTCATATCCAACAGTCTGTGTAGGTGAATTACTTAGGATAATCCCTGTCTCATTCTCAAGCCGCTTTAACTTATCAAATAAGAAATCATATTCCGAGTCAGGAATAAGCGGATCAGAACGATTATAATAAGCATCACGACACTCATTGAGTTTCCGTACAAGGTCAGCAATTATTGAACTATTCATGCAATCCCCTTTCGTTATTGTATTTGTTGTTATACACTTTCTGGTAGATGGAGCATCCGAGGAATGCCCCATCTATTATTAGTATAGTTGTATTTCTTGTTATTGTCAAGCAGTTACCGCAAAATTTTTCTGAGAAAGTATGTGAACACTCCATACAGAAAATATCCTGAATACTGTGGATCAGGCATGAATATCATCTGAAGATCATAACGATGGTTAAATGTATGGAGGCTTGCAAGATACGCTTTTGCCGAAAACTTTGTATCATAGTTCCCCGTGATAATATCTTGGTAGTTTGCGTTCTCGATCAGTAAATACTTCTTGCCCGGATATGTAGCCATTTCTTCCTCAAACCTTGCCCGTTGTTGCGAAAGATTGCCGCTTAGTTCCTCCAGTGATCCTTTACGTTCTACCATAATTTCTTTATCAAAGAACAAATCTCTATCAATATTCAGATCAGGATTGGCAGGAACATAAAAACTATAATCTCCATTTGACAATGCTTTTGTCTTATGGGGAATTTTCTTTTTATCAAACCAATCAAGAATATGTTGGTTCTTCTGTTCTCTGGTATCAGTAAGAATTACAATAGACCTAACAAGCTGGTCAATTTCTTTATCAGTATATTTGTATAGTTCTAAAATTCCAATCACCTCACAGATAAACCCAAAGCTATTAAATTGTTGGCAGCACCATAAGGAATCCTTTTACCATTGCAATACCATGCCAACTGTTTAGCCATTTTTTTAGAATAACCTTGTTTTATTAGATTATGAACAAATTTCTTGCGGCTCATTTTTAAATGTTTGAATGTTGCTGTAAATGAACAATTTCTGTTTTGTGGAAAAGTGCCGATTATATCACCACCATCTACACATGAATCAAACGTTATGGGAGGCATCTCACTTATATTAAGTAATGGCCTACCATTATAGTATAAAACACTACTTTTATCTTCTCCCATTTAGACACTCCATTCTTGGACATTATAGCCATTCTTTTGTAACCATTCCGCTACCAAATGTCTATGGCAAAAATCTGTCGGCTTTTCATAGCATATTAAAGCAACATCACGTCCTGCTGCCATTGCAGTTAAATCAGCAACTACCTGTGTAGGATTAAGCACAGAAAGAACTTGATTATCAAAACAACAGATATAATAGTCGTTATCATGATTCTCTTTCCATTTCATAAAGAAATCATATTTTGGTGCAAGTTTTTTATACTGAAGGCCATTGTAGCTATTTGGAGCCTTGCCACAAATGCTAATTGGCACAATATCTTTAGGTAACGATTTCAATTTTGCAAAATATGTAGTATAAATCATTTCAAAACACCTTCTTCCACAGACTGATTTCACGGCAACATCTACGCATGAATTGTTTTAGTCTTTGAACATCTCCAGTATTATCTTCTCCATACTTATAGAACAATGAATCTTCCCGCCTAATATACAAACATTTGCGGTATAATGATAATGAACCATTATATCTGCCAATGCTATGCAAATTGGATTCAGCATAATCAATAAAATTCAAAATTGAATTGGCAGCATAATAACTATCAATCTCTTTCGTTTTAAATCTCACCATTGCATTTTAACCTATTTTCTATTTAAAGCAAGATTAGCCAAGGTGATTTGTTTGATTTCTTCCCAGCGATTTGCAAACGCATTTTTAAATTCAACTGGAGGTGTGTTTTGAAGAATTTGAATGACACCAAGCATATATAGGGTTGTCATTTGCTCATTAAAATTCGATTCAGGAATATCAGAAAATTGCAAATTCCTACACCAAATATTGAAATTCTCATCCATTCTGATTTGTAAATCAGTAAGCCCATTATTGAATGTTATAGTATGCTTTTCACTCATAAAAAGATATTGAAGTAAAGTGGAAACTTCTCCAAGCATGAATAGTTCGTCTTTAGTCCTCACTTTCTATCCTCCTATGTCCAGTACAAAAGTATACGTCATGAACAGCTTTTTGAGCATCTTCACACTCATAGCAATGAATACAATATCCCTTCTCACAACCATCGTACTTTGCGTTGTCTGTGCAATCAGCGCACAGACAACATTCGTTTCCATAAGGACATTTCATGCTGGTTCCCCTCCCTCAGTAGTATTGTCCCTGACGAAAGACCATTTCTTCAAGATACATTCGTGATCTGTCTGGCTCTGCTGCCAGTCACCATTTTCATCCTTAGACCAACGGCCTTCATCTGAACATTCCAGCGTTTTGATAATGTCCCCAACATTGATTGGTGCTTCATCATACTTTTTTCGGCGCACCTTAACAACCTCTGTAGAGCCATCACAAAGTCGATATAGCGTCAGTTTGGGATTCTTATACTTACACTCATACTCTTGTACAAAGGCGTAATCAGGCAACATATCAGGCATTATGGTTTTAACATAGCCAATGTTGTTAAGTTCATACTTTAAGCGTTCATTAAATGAAATTTCAGTATCATCTAAGTCGTTCCAAATTTCATTGAGTGCTGCATCATAATCAAACTTTCTATACTGTTTGTCTGTGGCCTCAGAATATTTCATGATATAAGAGATAAATTCATTCGGAGGATCAGACTTACTAAATTGTGAACGTTCATATAGCTTATCAAGGATTTCAACAAATCTTTTGATTTTACCAATCGAACCAAACTCATCAAAATAGCCAATCTCGATAAGAGTATTAATCTTTGCACTATTCAGGCTCTTTTTCTTTTTGAGTTCCTTCCAGAGTTCATAGAAATTCTTAAACTTCTTTTTGCCAAGTGAATACAGATCATTGGCACACCCTTGGCTCAAGCCCTTAATAGACAACAGCGAAGGATAGATTGTGTGATTATCTGGATCAGCAACGAACTTTCTGTTATCAAGGCCAAACCGATAATCACCCTCACGAATACCAAATGCCTTGCTCATTTCTTGTTTGAGTTCTGCGACCTTATCTTTCTTCCCCTTGTCTGAATATGTTTGAAGTAACACTTCGTAGAACTCATATGGATAGTGGGCTTTGAGGTAAGCATTATAAAGACTATCCAGTGCCATACAATAAGCATGGGCTGAATTGAATCCGTATCCGCAGGAGTCAGAAATAATCTGCCATACCCTTGCACTATCTTCTTCTGCCTTTTCTGCTGATACTCCCTCATCCTGTATAATCTTATCCCGGAAACCATTAATGAACCTTTCTTTTAAAGGACGCACTTTCTCAGGATGCTTTTTTGCAATAGCTTTAATAATGCCATAGCACTCATCAATAGGAAATCCGGCATAGTTTAATGTATTCATGGTCTGCTCTTGATATAGAATGAAACTCTGTGGCAATTCTTCAGTCTGAAGAATTTTGTCAAAAGCAGGAATATCGTAGGAAAAGTCCTCACGATTCTCTAACTTAGAATACATAGACTTAAAAGCTGGGCGAATGGCTGCAATAAATGCCGACAACTCAGAAACGTTCTTGGGTTGATACTTCATAGACTTTCTGGTGGTAGATGCTTTTTCAACCTGATTTACACCCATCGTATATCCATTTGCGTAAATATCCCACACGGCCTGATCATTCTTGACTAATTCCATAAGCCTATTGACTGTATGTGGCTTAATACCAATACGCTTATAAATCATATCAATTAGCAGCACTACATCAACCTTGAGAATATCATTTTTGAGAAATTTATAATTCTCTGCAATCGCACCATCAATTACGGCGGTCATATACTCTTTCTTTGTGGTGTCGCTCTTACACTTAACCAGACCAATTTCATCACGAATACTCCCAGCATACAGCAAATAAGCGCATGGAGCCTTTTTCTTATCGGTAATAATACCTTGATATTTTTTGCTTGCATCAATGTAAGAATGGTATTCTTCATCAACGTAATCGTAAATGCTAATATCGTCCTTTTCATCATCGTCAGCATATTTCATGGCTTCATCATACTTCTCTATCTGTGTAGAAATAGTATTCGCAAGTTCAAAATCCATGTTCTGAGAACGTGCATACAATTTAAAAGCACTCTTTTTCTTACACGTTCCAAAAGCAATCATAGGATAAGCATGATCCTTACCCAAGATTTCTTCCTGTGCCTCTGCTGCAATTTCTGGTGTACCCCAATTCAAATCAATATCAGGCAGCGATTT